GTAGCGCCGAGAGTCCGCAGGTCGTCGTGGATAATGCGGGTACGATCGAGGGTAGTAAGATCACACTTGTGAACTTTCAGCCAGAAAGATTCGAGGGATCCACGATTGTTATCGAGTGTATTCCAAACTCCTTCAATGTGTTCGGAAAGAGAAACACCATTCTTACGATCGACTGTGGTTGTCCTCAGTTCAAGGTCGAGGGATCGGTCGATACGTTTGCGACCGGCGCCGAGTACGCAGGAGATACCTACGAGGTAGCACCGAAGAATGCCGACCTATAACAACAACGAGAACAGATCAAGTCTTGCGCCACACGTAGACTCGATCATTGACTCGTTTGTCCCGAGTCACATTCAGGCCAACTTTCCTGAGCTGATTGCATTCATACGTGCGTATCTTGCGTACCTCGAGGAGACGAATCTCTCGGGTTACTATCAGAACACTCTGCAGAATCAGAGAGACATACGTCTACAGGACCAGGAGTTTCTTCGTCGTATTGAGCGAGAGATCGGTCTGTTCGTTCCTCGTGACTACGAAGCTGATCCTCGACTATTCTACGATCGCATCTCGGATCTCTGGCGAGCAAAAGGTACCGAAGAAGGTCTTAAACTCTTCTTTCGTCTATTCCTGGATGATCCAGTACAGATTCGCCTTCCGTTCGAGCAGGTACTTATTCCGTCCGACGGAAGATTTGTGTCTGAAGATAAGATTCGCATCTCAGTCATATCGGGTAACGGCGAAGACTTTGGTGGCAAGCGAATCGTTCAGCTCGACACATTCGCCGAGGCAGTCGTATCAAAAGTCGAGCGGCGCGTGTACTCCGACGGTATCATATTTGAACTCGTGCTTGCAAGAGGTACCGCCGCCGGGACGTTTAATGAAGGCAGCGTGGTCGCTCTTGTCGATAACCTAGACATTCGTGCCGAGGTCTATAGGTCGGTAACGAATCTTAATATAACGAATCCCGGTACGGGTTACCGTCCTGGCGACTTCATCACTCTTGATGGTAAAGAGGGCGTTACTTTTACCGCATACGTCGAGACGATTAACGAGACAGGCGGTATCACGTCGGTAAGAATTGCCAACAGCGGATCGGGTAACACACCCAATCATATAAAAGAAGCAAACGAAACGGAAGAATACTTTCTTGAAGACTTTCTTTTATTTGAATACGACACAAATAATCAAGTAGGTCCGAGCAGTCTTACATTCAACGTCGATACGATCAGCGGAACCAACGCTGTATTTGAGATCGACTTTGGCGCGTTCATAAAGACCGCCGGAAGATACGTTGGTGTCAAGGGTCAGCTCTCCGAGTCCATCGTACTTCAGGATTCCTTCTTTTTTCAGAAGTACTCGTACGAGGTTCTTACAAACTTTCCGATTGGTCGTTGGCAGGGACCAATCAAAAAGACGGTTTCACCGGCCGGTACGATACCATTCGCAAACATACGTGTATCAGACCAACTTGATCTATCAGTAGAGACTTCTATATTTTCAACGATCACTGTTCCTGGAATATATAATCTATCGGTAACAGACACTCTAAGTGAAAACTTATTTGCAGTTGATCAGGACTATAACGAGGGTGTAGGTTTCTACTTCGCCGATGACTATACCGGCACCATTGTATTTGACGAGACTTCATCGGTTGGAACCACAACGTCTTCCGATACCTTTACAACTGAATCCATCGACTAGGACTAACTGACATGGCCGTAACGGGTGTTGCAAACAACTTTAGAATTCGAAATGCAAAGGATCTGATCGACTTTGTTCAGAGTGATGATAATCGATTGTATGTCTTTCTTGGCCGTACGATTGAGTGGCCCGATGAAGAGAATCCGCCAGAAGCAGTGAATGATTTTGAAGAGATTCTTGAGGCTCGGCGAGATCTTAACGGTATTCGAGAGATCGGACTCACTGATATCATTGCGGGTCTAAGAGAGATCAGATACGAGAGTGGCGTTGTATTCGATCAGTACGAGGATGATGTCGATCTTACGGATAAAAACTTCTATGTCTTGACCGATCAGCTCAACGTCTATAAGTGTATCTCCAATAATAACGGCGGTGTCTCAACGGTACTTCCTACGCATACGACATCAGACATTCCTTTGGAGACTGATGGGTATAAGTGGCGCTTTATGTTCTCAGTTACAACATCGCTTCTTCGTAAATTCATTGTGCCGGACTTCTTTCCGCTTAACGGTGATCCGAATGTTCTTGCACCAACGAATCCTGGGACCGTTGACAACCTTCGTGTTGACTCAGCAGGATCCGGATTTCCTGCTAATGCTTCTATCGACAATGACACAGAAATACCAGTGTTTATTCAGGGTGACGGCGATCAGAACTCGAGTGCTACGGTTGCGATAAGTACGTCACAGGGACAGATCGTTTCGATCGACTCGATCACGAGTGGTGGATCGAACTATCCGTTCGCACCTGAGTCAAACATACCGATCGCATTTCGTCAGTTAAACGGAAACACACTTGGTCAGAGTGCGTATGGAATCGCAACGACGAATCCTTCGGGTCAGATCGACTCGGTGCAGATCATAGATCGTGGCAGCAACTACTCTGATGGATCAGCAAGTATCGTACAGTCTTCGGCTCTTGCGTATGCGGAGACGAACGCCGAGGGCGAGATCATTAACTCCGATGTTCCGACGGGAAGAGAGGGTCAGAACTTTACTAGAGCGGAGGCAATCGTTATATCAGAAAACGGATCCGGTGCAGTTCTTAAACCAATCATCTCACCACTCGAGGGTCATGGATCCGACCCTGCTAATGAGTTATTAGCCAACTTTGTTCTAATCAATCTAAGACTCTCTGGAGAAGAGGGATTCCTAGGTAACAGTAACTTCCGTCGAGTGGGTCTTCTTGAGGATCCAAAGCAGTACGACTCACAGCAGTCGGACGGTTCGTTTCTTGACTTTACTGATAACATCGGTGATGCAAGATTCACTCTGACTCTCTCAAGTGGTGACAATACGGCATTTACTGACGGTGAACAGATCATCGGTCAGACATCCGGAGCCATTGGAATTCAGACGAACCTCTTTGAGACCGACAAGATTCGTACCGATATCGACAATACTCTGTCATCAGACATTGAGTTTGTTGTCGGCGAGGATATCGTCGGTGCGGAATCCGGTGCTCAGACAGCGATCTCTGCGATCGAGACTCCAGACATTGCGAGATATAAAGGTGAGATTCTTTATATAAATAACCGAGAAGTTGTCGAGAGCCAGAACGAACAGCAGATCGAAACGATTACTCTTGTTCTAGAGTTCTAGTTATCATTAAGGAAAAGAATCGAAATGACGCTTAATTTTAATCGTTCGCCATTTTTTAACGACTACGACGAGGACAAACAGTTCTATCGTATTCTCTTTCGGCCGGGATTTGCCGTACAGACGCGCGAACTGAACCAGCTTCAGAGCATTCTTCAGAATCAGATCAGTCGATTCGGCGATCATGTGTTTGAGAACGGATCGCTGGTCATACCTGGTTCCGTCAAGGTCAACGGAGATATCGACTACGTTCGTATCCAAGAGGGATCGCTTGTAAGCTCAGACGACTCGGTATACGAGGGTGCTAGGATCGAGAACTCTGCCGGTGTGACCGGTACGATCACGACGCTGTCTCGTGCAGAGGACGGGGATCCGATCACGTTCTTTTTTACTCTTAAGACTGGTGGATCCTTCTCTCAGAACGAGACACTGACCATCACGTTCTCTGACGGTTCCACGACAACCGAAGATGTTACGGTAGAAAATGCATCGGGAGCTCTTGGTAACGGAACGATCGTATCGGTCGAGCGTGGTGTCTATTTTATTAACGATGAGTTCGTTCTCGTTCGTGCACAGAGCGTCATTGTAGAAAAGTATACACCAATCGAGGATATCACAGGAGACATCTCTGTCGGTCTTCTAACAAGTGACGTAATCGTGACTCCGGAAGAGGACGAGACGCTTCTTGATAATGCTCAGGGTACGTTTAACGAGACCGCACCGGGTGCACATCGATTCAAACTCGATCCTACTCTGGTTCTGAGAGATGATCTTTCAAACTTGAACGATTACGTTGAGATCGCAAGAATTGTCAACGGTGAGATCGCAAGAGAGGCTCGTGAGTCAGAGTACTCCGTCCTTGGTGATACACTCGCACGTCGTACCTTTGAGGAATCCGGCGACTACGTCATTAAGAACTTTACTATTGGCGTCGAACCACATCCTTCAGATAACACTAAGCTAAGTCTAGAGTTTGAACCGGGTAAGGCATACATTCGTGGATATCGTGTCAACCTCACCGACACCACTCGTGTTGATCTCGACAAGGCCCGCACCACAGACAGCGCCGAAGACGTACTCGTGCCTCTTCAGTTCGGCGATTTCATTCATACTAAGACTCTTTTCGGTCATCCTGAACCCTTTACTGAAGTTAAGCTGTACTCGGATTCTACTCTTAACTTTACGAATAACGTTCCGGATGAGCCGTCGACTCAGATCGGTACCGCTACCGTAAAAGCAGTATCCTACGATCCCGTTCGTAGTGGAATTGCCGGTGAGACAGTTGTTCGTCTACACTTATTTAACTTTAACCTTACCGGATCCAACTCGGTTGAAGATATCGGAACATTCTATTCCGATGTTAACTCTCCAGTGTTCGCAGGTGAGGTCGAGGCCGGTTCACAGGACGGTTCTGGCAACACAGCGGTTCAGGAGACGTCTGATCAGGTATCGGTCTATCAGATTCCGTTCTCTGAGGTAGACACCGTCACAGATTCTTCCTTTAACTTTTATGAGGAATACGGCTCAGTCGTCAGTGGATCGTCGGTTACGATCTCGACACCGGAGGCCGCAGAGCAGTTTCGAGATGAGGTAACCGATTATCTTGTGTACGTTACCAACGTTGTCAACGGTTCGACTCCGGCAAGTTCTATCGGTGATGTCGGAGTACCTAACGGTGTATCACTCTCGGTCGACAATAAGACCGCAACTCTTGATCTAAGTAACTTTGCGATTAATGATAACGATGAGGTCGAGATCTATGCGGTCATGTTTAAGTCGACCGGACTGATTAAGACTAAGACACCGGTTCAGAACTCAACGGTTACGACAGGATCGACACCGGGATCAGCGATCGATCTTGGTGTTGCCGATGTGTTTAACATCGTATCGATTCAAGACGGTGCAGGAAATGACTTTACCTCTTTCTATCAGCTCGACACTGGTCAGCGAGATAACTTCTATGACATCTCCAAACTGAATCTCAGACCTGGATTCAGTGCACCGACTACCGCACTTACGGTTACATTTGACTTTTTCAATCATAGTAGCGGCGACTTCTTTACCGCCGACTCGTACGATGCGATTGCTTACGAAGACATACCGTCATATACATCAGAGGCTGGTCAGACGTTTAAGCTTGCAAATTCGGTCGACTTTAGGCCGATCGCAAATGCCTCAGGTAACTTTACGAACAGCCCAGTATCATACGTCCCTGACTCAGAAGCCATTCTTGACTTTAGTTTCTATCTTCCACGGCGTGATAAGATCTGTGTCGACTACGAGGGTGAGTTCTTTGTCGTGAAGGGTGTGCCGGATCTTGAGCCGGAATCACCTAAACGTATCGACAATGCGATCACGCTGTACGACATTCGAGTCAATGCATACACGTTTGACACTGATGATCTTGTCGTCGAGCCGGTTAAGCATCCTCGATTTAGAATGAAGGACATTGGTAGGCTCGAGGAAAGAATCGAGAATCTTGAGTACTTTACCGCGCTGAGTCTCGTCGAGCAGGATGCAATCTCTCGTGAGTTTATCGATAAGTTTAAGTCTGGCATTCTTGTCGATTCCTTTACCGGTCATCAGGTAGGTAACGCGACCGAACAGACGTATCGAGCAGCAGTAGATCCTCAGAAGGGTGAGTTACGTCCAGAATCATCGACCAAGGCGATTCCTCTTGCCGATGACGGCACTGGATCGAATACTCAGACAACCGGACCGATCGTAACGTTACCTTATACTGAGACGACTCTGATAAGTCAGGAAAAGGCAACAAAGATCGAGCGTATTCAGCCGTTCATTAAGTTTACCTTTGACGGTACGATGGTGCTTGATCCTCCGGCAGACTCCTGGGTATCAACTCAGAGAGTGCCGGACACGACTCTTGACGGAGGTAACGAGTTTACCGATGCGTTCCGTGCAAGTCAGAATGCCCTCGGCACGGTCTGGGGTGGATGGCGTACGTTCTGGCGTGGTAATACACTGCTTCGTACTCGTACGGGTGAGAGAATCACTCGTACAGAAAGTACAGAGATCGAACGTATCGGTGATCGTATCGTGAATCGTTCTGCGATTCCTTTCATTCGTTCACGTGTTATTGAGTTTACTGCCACAGGAATGAAGCCACAGACCGACGTGATTCCGTTCTTTGATAGTGTCGACGTAACGGCGTTCTGTGCACCGACTGGTGGAAGTAAGGGTGATCAGCTAACTACTGATGCGATCGGTACAATCACTGGTACGTTTGAGATTCCTAACGAGGATAACACTCGATTC